TCATGCCTGTTTTGCGACCTCATTCACTACGTCATTTTTTACCATCCGGCTGATAATCTGATTACACAAATCGTCAATAATTGACTGCACTCTGTTTACTGCCATCGGTTTAAGCCCGGCATCACGTGCCAGAATATTGGGGAGTTTTGCCAGTTCCTCGCTTACGATTTCCCCCCATATAGCCATCTCTTTTCGCACATCATCGGCGGGTATGAGTTGCGCCGTTTCCTGTTCGAACTTGAGGCGTTCACGTTCGGACTGATACCAGGCCTTACGGTCATGTGGCTCCATTTCTTCCAGTGATGCCGGAACGGGAAGATCAAGAAAACAGGTCAGAATGTCAGTCACCCGATAGAGTTTCAGCTTGTCATGCCCTCCGGCTGGCTGGATGTTTTTCAGCCTTGCCGCCGCAGTCTGACGACATATTCCCGCTATCGCCGCCAGTTGATTAATGTTCAGCATCAGATTTTTCAGTTCTCGATCCATACCCGCTCCAGAATGTTTTAAACATGCATCTTGCGAACAACTTTCAGAAGAGGTCAAAAAATGCGCTATATGTTGAGCATAAAACAAGCAAAATCAACATACCAAAAATAAAAATACTTAAAATTCAATACAATATGAAGATGATGATGACGAATGAAAATGCAAAAACTAGCCTTTTTCCGCGCCGCTCCCGCCCCGTGGCAGACCACCCCACCGGGAGGACCCGTAAAAAAAGGCGGCTATCGCCGCCCTTGTTGTCATGCTCCACTCGATTTCAGTAATCCGCGATAGTCGAGGGCCGCGACACCTGCATCTATGCGCACCTTCCAGGCGACGCCATCAACAGTAAAGCCCTCCTGCTCCTCAAGATATGGCGTATCAATACCATCAAGATAAGCGACCTCTATCGTGTCCATACCCTTCGCCGCTGCCACATACCACTCCTTGTTATTGGCTTTATCAAGACGTGGCTCAACGATTACCTCCGCCATATCTTTCACCACGTTAATGATGCCGGGGTTCTGATTGATAGTGCCCACGCCATCAACCGGAAAGAGTGATGACGATGACAGAATGGCGCGATGTGCGGCAGACTCCAGCGCGGCGGGGACCAGGACAAATGCAGGGGTAATATTCAGCGAATCGCCGTTAGCGTCTTCCTGGAGGCGCATCAGCTTACGGGCTTCGTTAAGCCCCTCCATGTCCATATCCTTCGCAATAAGATTTTTATGATCGGCATGGAATAACGCTTTACCATCCGTAAACTTGCCGTTGCTGGTTAACAGGAGATAAACCAGATTGCCAACTGTTCTGGCAGCTGCGCGTCCCATCGCCATGGGGATTGTAGTTAACTGGGTCAGGTCATCGTTGATAATGGCCTGACGGGTAACGGAAAATATATTCCCGTACGTGGCCAGCGCAATAGGTACACCTTTATCGCTGGTGGTGATGTATTTATATTCCGCACCTTCCGGTACTTTATCCAGCTTTGAAAAACCATTCAGACCAACGCGCTTTGCTTCATGAAAGTTTGAAAGCGAACCGGTACGCGTCCATTTCTGGAACGTTTCGCCGCTGTCCTGCCAGCCTTTCAGTACAGATTTTTCAGCCCCACCAGCCAGAATATGAGAAAAATCACTGCTGCTGTGTGTAAAAGCCGCATTAACAACCTGCGAGCGATTAATAAAACCGCTCACAGTGATACCACGATCAACCAGTGATGCCTGGGCCATTTCAAAAAGACTCATCATCGCGTAAGGGTTGCCTCGTTCAGGCCGTTCATACCCAAGACGGGAATAAAGCCCCTGACGAATTGCATCACCTGTTATGTTTCCGTTTCCAGCATAGATATGAGGCGGGGTATTTTTATTGGATGGCGTGGACTCGCGCCCCAGCTCGTTCAACAGCTTTTCACGGGCCATTTCCGGTGTACATGATGCATCTTCCAGACACGCCATTTTGATCCCGTCGTAACGACTGCCGAACAGGCTAAACACTTCACTTATTCCATTGATGCGCTTCTGTTCATTACCAGCAATATTTGCCGCTCCCTGTGGCGGTGTAATCATTCCTTTAATGGTTTCCGGCATATGTAAAAAATCTCCTGTGCGTTTCGATTCAATTCGCGCCATTGCTCTGACGGATGGCAACAATTCATCAGCAAAACCGTGCTTAAGGCATTCTTTCCCATCCATCCAGGTTTCATCCTCCAGCATGGCGGTAATTTCCTGTGCTGATTTGCCCGTTTTTCTGGCATAAGCAGGGATTAACACGGTTTCCACCTTATCCAGCAAATCAGCATAATCACGCATATCGCCAGCATTTCCGCCAGAGATCCCCCACGGTTTATGGATCATCATCATGGCGTTCTCCGGCATCACTACACGATCGCCAGCCATTGCGACCACCGAAGCCATTGAAGCCGCAACACCATCGATATAAACCGTAATGTCTGCCGGATGATTCCGTAGCAGGTTATAGATGGCGATGCCTTCAAACACATCACCACCTGGTGAATGGATCCTCAGATTGATATGTGAAACATCGCCAAGGGCTTTCAGGTCTTCCGCGAACTGCTTTGCAGTAACACCGAAGCCGCCAATCTCCTCATAGATAGATATATCCGCCGCTCCACGAACATCCGCCGCCTTAATGGTGTACCAGCGATTCATTATTCCCCCACCGATGCAAAACCATTCTGATTAAGCCAGGTGTTTACGGCATGTCTGACAATCTGCGCCACACCTGGTAATGGTTTGTCAGGATGATGATTTATATGGTCGATCCTGTACTGCTTAAGGCGCATAACGGTCTGCGCATCCAGATGAACGGACCCCCCCCTGATATCGCCCGTGTTCAGGTCATTAATACAACTCACAGTAACTTCCTCTTACTGACTAAACTGTGCACATTATTGATCGATAAAAGTGGTAGATAAACATATTTCTATCATAAAAATAGATTGATGAGATTCAGACACAAAAAAGCCGGATAAAATCCGGCATAAATATCCCGCCATCTGAACACGTTTTGACACAGGCAACTCCACCTGGCAGGTGAAAAACAGATTTATTTATATATTTCAATTAATTGCAAACTGGTCTAATGACAGGGAGAAAAAAATATTGTACAGGTGAAAACAGAAATAACTTTTAATTATCAATAAATTACTACACATGCTGCCGCCGCCATGAAAATGCAAAAACCAGCCTTTTTCCGCGACGCTCCCGCCCCGTGGCAGGTCACTACACCGGGAGGACCCATAAAAAAGCCGGATTGCTCCGGCTTCTGTTACTCGTTGCTTAAAACGGTATGTTATCCCCGTACGGATCATCATTTCCCGCCTGTTGTTTTGCTCTGCTCAGTGCATCAGTAGCCTGCCCCTGTTGGCCTTTTTTGCCGCCCGGTCGCGCCGTTCTCGCACTGATTACGCTGTCTGCGATAACCTGCCAGCCCTGCCGCGTCTCCCCGTTCTGTCCGGTCCACTGGCTCACCTGCATGTTACCCGCCACGCTCAGGAGTTCACCCTTGCGGTGCTTTGCCAGTGCTTCGGCCTGTCTGCCAAACGCCAGGACGGATAACCACATCGTCGCCGTTCCGTCATCTGCCTGGCTGCACGGAAGTGGGACCGCCATACTCGCCATCGTCATTTGTGTACCCTTGCTGATGGTCTTTAACTGCGGGTCAGCCACCAGCCGTCCGTAAGCCGCTATCTGTGCTGTCATGCTGTCTGCTCTCCGGTTTTAACGTTGATGGTTGTTACCTGTTCCGCTTCGGCAATCTCCCGTTCTGTCATCGTGGCAAAGTTTGCAGCTGCCGTTGTCATGAATGCGCTAATCAGTTCGGGATGTGCTTTCGCATATCCTTCCCCGGCGTTGCGGTCGATGATTTTTATCGCCACTCTCAGCCAGTGCTCTGTAAGGTCAATAGCGCGGTAGTGTGGTTGTTTGCGGTTTGCCTTCATAGTTCAGATCTCAATTTTTCGTATATATATACAAAACAGTGCGGGTTATGCGGGTTAGCGGGTTATCTTCGCTTGCTAAGTATTTTTTATTCCTTAATATCAATACATTACAAAATTAACTGTTTACTGTTTAGCCGTGGCGTAACCCGCAAAATGCTCAAAATAACCCGCAAACGGGGTTTTTTCTGCGGGTTACGCGTGGCTGTTTGCTGTCACTTCCTGTTATTCATCTGCGGGTTATAATCGCACTTTTGCGGGTTATAACTGCCGTTTTGCGGGTTACGTGCGGGTTATTGATTTCCTTTTTATTCATGCAGTTAATGCACTTATACACAGAGTAACCCACATAACCCGCAACTTTTCACCTCACACAGGGGGTTAATCTTCTGCCTCAGGCTGGAACATCAGCACGTAAAAAACATGCTGCTTCCCCCCAATTTTGCCGAGAGCCTTTTTCTTGTAACGGCGATCGTTACCCGCTTCCAGCATTCCGGCAGCACTCAACGCGCGGGCAAAGTGGGACGGGTTAAATCCCTGTGCGATCTCCCCCTCAAACACATGAGGAAACGTGTAAAAACGGAACTCATCATCTTCATTTCTGATACTCCCCTTTCTGTATCCGGCAAGGTCTTTAATCGGTAAATCACGTTCATCACTGTTTGGGTAAGGAAGGTATCGACTGAACCCGAACGACGACAAAAACGCCTCAGCCTGTTCAACCATCTGTTTAAATTCCCTGTTACCCGTGCCGAACTCCTTCACCCAGGCATTAAAGTTATGCTGTATTGCGTCCCGGCATTCCTGCGCGGCCCAGCCAGTTACATGACCGGAAAGCACAAGCGCGGCCTCCAGTATGGCGAAACGCTCACCCACGCGGTGGACTTGCTCGCCGTAGCTCTCCGGTATCAGGTTGCGCCACCGTTCGCGGCATTCCCTTACCGTATCCTTTGCCTCCTGCTGGTGGCCTGCCAGCCATTTAACCCACTCACGACCCGCTGCCCCGTGATTTTCTGTCCAGGCATCCTTTAACGCGTCTGCGTGCGCCTTTCCGGTGCTGTATTCGTGAAAGTGCGTGGCTTTTTCCATCGGAACGTTAAGCAGGCGGACAAGCTGCCCCGCTTTGACTTTTATCCCCTCCGTTTTGAGGAATGTCTCAACGTCCATTTCTCCGGTGCTGATTGCCACCGTGCGCCAGTGTTTTATCTCCCGGTTGCCGCCGTCCTTCGCCCCCTGTAATTTCCCGGAACCGTTAAACAACGTATAGGCTGACGTGGACACCTCCCGCGCGTTTCCGGCCTGGCCTATTTCATCCAGGGGTAACAGCCCGTCGTTGTGCGCCTCTGCCTCGTTAGCGATACCTAACGCTGTGCCGTACCAGGTCAGCCGTTGTGCGTCCGGCTCTCCCCATAAACTTGATGCGATGTTCTGCGTGGTGGTTTTCCCTGCCGATGACTGTTCGAAAAGATGTACCCCAAAGCCGTCAGCACCAACAAGGCCAATCAAAGGTGCTGCCAGTGACGTGGCAACACCCAGCATCATGGACGGATTGCCACCAGCCAGCCGCGCCACGCAGTCGCGCCAGCCCTCCGACGTACCCGCAACCGAATAGCCATTAACAGTGGCACTTTTTCCGGTAAACAGGATCGGTTTTTCAGAATCACCAATGATTGAGCCGTCCGGCATGATATACGCGCCAAAATGCCAGCCCGTTGTTGTGCTTAGCTGCCATTCCTCATGGCTTCCGCTTAACTGCATCCAGTCAGCCAGGATAGCCCTGTATTTGCCGTTTGTTGTCACGTTCAGCCCGTGATCTTTAAGCAACCGCCAGCCGTCACGGTCGCCAATGCCACCACACGGGATCGCCATTGTGATGACTTCATGGTTTGCTAATTTTTTCCAGCGCATCACGCGGTAATGCTCTTTACCGATCGTCCCCGTTCCCAGTAGTTCAAGCGGAGAACATAACCACGTCTCAGGCCGGATAATTTCGCCTGACTGCTTATCCACTTTGGGCGTTACCCAGAAAACACCATCGACGCGACTTTCAACGCGGGGCTTTAATTCATCATCCTGATAGCATGGCTCTTTTTTCTTTACAGGCAGTTCAACTACCTTTTTCTTTTCCGCCTGCTCTGCCCGTTCACGTTCCAGATATTCGCGCCAGTTCTCCCGTTTCTGGCTGTGCATTCCTTCAGGGTAATAATCAGCATCCCTGACACCTGCCGCTGCCAGTTTCTGCCCGATGGTATTAACAAGCCCCGGACGCAATAACCCCGCCTGATAGAGACGCACGCGATAGCGTCCGTCCGGTACGATTTGCAGGTTGTCCAGTTCGGCAAGTTGTTGCTCTCCAAGCCAGACAGGAGGCACGTTATCGCCAGCCAGTCGCCCGTCCTGTTCCTGCCACTGCTTCGCATGTGCCCACGCATCACTACCCGCAAAAATGATGACTTCCGTCATTTTGTCACGCGGCTGGTGTTTTAAATTTGGCGCTTTTTTCATTTCTGCTCTCTCCACGCGGCAATCATGTTTTTCAGTTCCTGTAGTTTTTTATCCACATTCACACGTGACACATGGTTTTTTCTGGAAAGCGGGATTTCCCGCCTGAATCTGCTAATAAAGATCTCCACGTTCAGCGAACTATGAAATGAATAGCCATCACGAATAAAATACACACGGTCAAACATCAGTTCTTTTACCGTTACTCTGTTACCGTTCTTATCCAGATAAATAGCGCCGTGGATAATTTTGGGGTGTGCATAACCGCTGGCAGTCAAGCCAGATAAATATGTTCTCATGATTATTTATCCCCGATTTGAATCAGTATTCGCTTTCTTTATAGCATTTAATGCATCTGTGGCATTTTCAATGGTGCACCGTAACGAAATATCAAAGTGTCCAAGCATTGCCAGTAACAAACCAATATTACCCATATCAATGCGCATGGCCTTTTCGTCATAGTCCTCATTTTCTGACGCATGCCACATCAGGCTACCAATTGACGCAACAGCCATTGATATATTGTCAGTAGCCCCATCCGCAGCGGAATAAACCTTTTTAGCAATATCATGCTCACAGTTAAAATGCGGATTAATCAGGTACTGGTAATTTGACATATCAGGCATGGCACACCCCCTGACGAATACGGGCAGCGAATACCATCACGCAGCCAGCCGGGGATTGCAGGCGTGCTTCCTGTTCGCTGGCGGCCTCAATGGTAATCACGCGCGGTTGTGCCGTGCTCAGGGCGATAAAACGCCAGATGTATTTATTCAGGTTGTGCGAGTCCCGCCCTTGCGGGTGTGTGGTATGATTTAACATAGCTACCTCGATACGCTTTCTATCGTTGGTGGTTAGAAGCCCGGTTAGTGTTAGCGCACTGCCGGGTTTCGTCGTTTCTGCACCTTGCATCAACAAGGTGTTGAACACCAATTTAAGCCCTGGTGTTAAACACGTCAAGTGTTGAACACTTATTTTTTTTCCTGCATACTGCATTTGTTTTTTGTAAGGGGTACACAACATGGCGACAAAAGCAGTAAACGCAAAATCACAAACAGTTGCGGCAAGGGTTCCGCATGAAGTTATGAACAATGTTGAGGCGGTAAAAATGCCTGGTGAAAGTACAGGGCAGTTTGTAACAGCAGCATTAAAGCGAGAAGTTGAATACCGCCAGCGTCGCAAGGCCAAAGAGCAGGAATAACCATCACCAGCGCCGTGGTGTAAGGTATTACGGCGCATTGCTATGCAGGACAACACAATGACCGATAAAGAATTGACCAAAACATTATCACCGGCACGGAAAAGACGGCGCAGAAAGATAGAGCATGAATCAGAAAGATTCGCGCCATGTGCTTTTGCCCTTGAGCAATTCCTTAAAGAGTACAGGGAAACGCGCCCATTGCAGGTATGGCAACGAACTGAACCAGACTGATTGCATTGCCCACCAGCCTGATAGCGGCTATCATCCCCGTGCTTATGTTTAGTGTTTTCCCATTGGCGACCGCCCCCGGTCGCCTTTGTTTTATGTGTCATATGCTCCCCTTTACACTGCCTTACCTGAATTAATGCGATCCCGGCTTTTAACCCATTCCATAACCTCGGACAGCAGCCACCCTACAGAACGACCGCCCAGATTAAGACGTGACGGAAAGCTCCCTTTTTTCTCCAGTTCGTAGCGTGTAGTGCGACACACTCCAGTTAACTTACGACATTCATCCTCACGGATTACGCGATCTTCATTTATTTCACGCATACAAAAACCTACATAAAAATTACGTATATAAACTTTTCTCTTAGCTGTAGATATATGAGATCGGATATTACTTAGATTCTTTTTCACCTCTTAAATTAAAAACACAACCATGCTAAAGGCTTTGTTCGCTAAGGTTCGTAGAAGCTCGTTAGTGTTTAAAATCGTGTCACGAGTTTTTAAGCGACGCAACAAAAAATGTCGTCATTTGGCATGACACCTTAATTACCTCATTAAAAACAAATAGATAAACCATCAGGTGTTGGAACAATCAAGAAACAGAGAATAAGAACTCAGAAGAAGACATTTCAATTTTTTTCGATAGTTGACACATATAAAGAGAAGATATTTGCAGATATTCCCCGATATTCTAAGATCTATTCACGGCTGTAATCTCTTAAAGAAAAAACAGCCGTAATTTGTCAAGAATTTTGGGGGTAAATTCGCGGGGTCATAACAACGATTTTTTCATCATTGTTCTGGAGAAGCTCGAGACGGTCTACCCATAGATTAAGAGCATCACGTTTTGCATCAAGGTAGCGGGAGTGGTTATAGACTCGTTGCATCCCTGGCATCTGGTGGGCTGTAAGCTGCTCGACAATATGCGGATCCACGCCTAAATCGTTCAGCATGGTTGTAAATGTGTGCCGGATATCGTGTAACGTCCAGGGGGCTTGATTAATTCGTCTGTGCGCTGTTCTTCCGTACTCTGCTACCGAAGATTGTCCTTTCAGTTCACCAAGCAATAAGCCTGTGTGTCTGTTCTGCTCCACCAGTTGCGTGACGAACGGCAAAATGCTTTCCGGTATTGGCCTGAATATGGCGACCTTCGTTTTGCTGTGCTCCTTCGGTACTGTCCAGAGCATTTCTTTAAAATCCCACTCCTGCACCTCAGAGCGCCTTAGCTCAGTGGTACGGCATCCAAAAACAATCAGGAGGCGAATTAGGGCGCTGTAGTATGGCGGGAATATTTTGTCATCCAGGGCGCGGAGTAATTCCTCAAGCTCCTTATTTGTTAGTACGCGCTCGCTCACTTCTGCTTTTTTTCCCACATCACCGACAACCATATCATCAAGAACGTTGCTGATTGCGTATCGTCGTTTTCGGCAGTACTTAAGCGCCTGTTTGCATACCTGTAGCAAAAATCCGGCAGATACAGGGCTTCGCTTTGCCATCTGGTCAAAACATGCCAACCAGTGCCGTAGCTCGCATTTTTCCAACGGCAAAGCGCCAATCTGGCTGATTATGTGTTTATTGATCCGGCTTTTCAGTGATTCGTAGTCAGTGCGCTTTTCCTTTGCATACGATTCAAGCCAGTAAGTGAGCGCTTCCTTAACTGTCACGGGGGCTAACGCATCCTGTACAGCACGATTAAGCTCATAGCGCGGATTTTTCCCCTCAGCCAGCCAGGCGCGACACTGTGCTGCTTTTTCCCTGGCTGCTTTCAGGCTCAGATCGGGATAATTGCCCAGTCTCAGACGTTCCGGTGATACCTGCCTACCAGTTCCGGCCCTGTAAGTGAAATACCAGGTTAACAGGCCGCTGGTGGAATGTCTTACGCTAAGATTGCCACCGTCATTAAAAAAGGCGTTTTTTGTGGTTGGTGATCCGCTTAATTTTCGTAAAAGAGTGTCGCTAAGTCTATGAATTGCGCTGCTCAT